ATATATCAAACAAAATATCAATTTTTAGAGTTGGGATATAAACAACTACTGGCATCTAAAACAAAATACTATACTGGAAAAATGTCTGAAGATGAAATTCTATCAAAGGGTTGGGAGATAGAAGGAACAAAGATACTAAAGGCAGATTTGAATATTTGGGTTGATGATGACGATGAAATGATAAAATCCAAAAAGCAGTTACTTCTCCTCAAACAAATAATAACACTTATCGACAAAACTTTGGATATATTGATCGATCAAAAAAAATGGACAGTCAAAAATTATATTGATTGGAAAAAATGGCTTGAAGGTAACTAATGAGTAAATTTTACATAAGTAAATTAAACGAAGTATATGCCCAGATAGACTCACCCGAAATGTATATGTTGAAAGAATTGGTGGACTATTTCACATTCAAAGTGCCCGGCGCTGAGTTTATGCCTACATTTAAAAACAAAATATGGGACGGTAAAATACGTTTGTTTAATCCACTCAACTGCAAATTGTATATGGGGTTGATACCACAAGTCAAACATTTTTGCGAAAAAAACAACTACGAGATTGTATATGAAGAAGATGTAAGGGATAAGGGATTTACACCGGACGACTTGAGGGCCCTGGCCAAACATATAAATCCACATAGTCAGGGAAATAAAATTGAATACAGAGATTATCAACTCGATGCAATATATCATGCAATCAAAACAAATCGCACACTTTTGATATCACCGACTGCATCTGGAAAATCTTTGATGATCTATACTTTGATACGGTTTTACAATATGCACCCTGAAGTAAAAGGAAAAAAGATTTTAATTATCGTTCCAACCGTATCATTGGTTCAGCAGATGTACGGCGACTTTAAGGATTATGGATGGAATGTGGAAAAATATTGTCATAAAATTTCGGCTGGGATAGATAAACACACAGACAAAAAAGTTATAATATCCACTTGGCAATCTATATATAAAATGCCGAGAGATTATTGGGATCAATTCGGAGTAGTTATAGGCGATGAATGTCACCTGTTCAAGGCCAATAGTCTCAATAAAATTATGGACAAATTAACAACCTGTAGGTTTCGATTCGGAACTACCGGAACACTCGATGGGACAAAAACTCATAAACTTGTTTTAACAGGAATGTTTGGCGAAGCATTGCAAGTAACATCCACAAGAAAACTAATAGACAATAAAACACTTGCAGATTTCAAAATACAGGCTATTGTTCTCAAATACCCCAAAGAAAATTGTAAAGAAATCCGTAAAATGAAATATTCTGATGAGGTTGAATGGATCGTAACCAACCCACGAAGAAATGAATTCATAAAAAATTTGACATTGGATTTAAAAGGTAATACACTTGTATTATATAATTTTGTCGAAAAACATGGAGTCCCACTGCATAAACTAATATCCGATTCTGTCATTGGAGAACGAAAAGTATTTTTCGTGTCGGGAAATGTGGACGCCGATACTAGAGAACAAATCAGAGCTACAACAGAAACGGAAGATGATGCAATTATTGTTGCATCATATGGAACATTTTCAACAGGCATAAATATAAGGAACCTACACAATGTAGTTTTTACATCTCCGTCGAAGTCTCGCATTAGAAATTTGCAGTCTATCGGTAGAGGATTGAGAAAAGGAAATAATAAAACTTCGGCTGTACTATACGATATTGCCGATGACTTACGACACAAAACATATATGAACTTTGCGGTCAGACACTTCTATGAACGCATAAATATTTACAACGAAGAAAAATTTTCATTTAAAATACATGAAATCAATTTATATGGATAGGAAATTAAATGCAAGAATGCAAAATTGTTAGGCTTACTACCAAAGAGGTTTTAATATGCAAGGTTGTACCTATTGATGCAAATAAGGAAAACCAAGAAGAAATTCTATTGCAAGATCCATACGAAATCAAGTCTTTTATGAATCCGCAATCTGGTGATTTCAATTCAACTTTAGTAGATTGGCTGCAATTCTGCGATGGTAACGCAACAGTTATTGACACGTTTAATATAATAACTGTCAATAACCCCAGTATTGAATTGAAAGAACATTACGAATATATTTTGGAAAGACGCGCCGTGATCGAATCAAATGACGCCTTTACTAAAATAAAAAATCCACAGAAAGAAACGGATCAAGAAGAATACACTCTTGAAGATTATATGGACATGTTGAATACTAGTAAGACATATCATTAAGATATTCTTTAAGGCTCAACATAGCCATGCTAACATACCCCAAATGATTCGTCAAGACGTTTTCTGAAGAATTTATTTCTGCAAAGGTGTTGACAAATTTTGGTATCTGTGGTACTATGAAAGTAATAAAATATTTAAGGAATTGTTATGGCAAAAAGAGTTAGGCACCATTATGTTGACAACAAAAAATTGTTGGTTGCAATGGTCGAGTATAAAGAAAGTGTTGATAAATCAAAGGATGAAGATGGAGAAAGGCCACGGGTTCCCAATTATATTGGGGAATGCATTATGAAGATCGCCCAGCACTTATCCTACAAACCAAATTTTATCAACTACACATATAAAGAAGAAATGATATCTGATGGTATAGAAAATTGTCTTTTGTATATAGACAATTTTAATCCAGAAAAGTCAAGCAATCCATTTGCATATTTTACCCAAATTATCTATTACGCATTTATTCGCAGAATTCAAAAAGAAAAGAAACAGACTTATGTAAAATATAAGGCCATGGAGAACCAAGAATTAATAGATGAGATTATGCAGGGCCCCAATGGATCACCGGTCAAGAATAATTTTTTAGAATTTATTCAAGGAAATATGGATGATTTTTTAGTAGACTTTGAGGAAAATCAGAGGAAGAAAAAAGAAAAGGCCAAAGAGAAAAGAGATCAAAAAGAGGCAAAGATCGAAAAGGAAAAGGAAAATAAAACCTTATGAAAATTGCTTTGATTACGGACACCCATTTCGGTGCGCGTGGTGACTCTTTGTTGTTCCATGAATATTTTATGAGGTTTTATGATGAAATCTTTTTTCCTTATCTCGAAGAAAATAATATTGATACTATTATTCATCTCGGCGATGTTACCGATAGGCGGAAGTTTATCAACTACAATATTCTGGACGGGCTAAAGTCTGGATTTATTGAAAAGTTGAAAAAATATGACACTTATTTTATTATCGGCAATCACGATGTTTATTACAAAAACACAAATCGTATCAACTCGATGGATCAGTTATTTGGAGATGGTTTTAAGACATTTACGGAAGCAACTACTCTTAATATTGGTGGTACTGATATTTGTTTTGTACCTTGGATAAACTCTGAAAATCATATCGACACAGTAAAACATATAAAGAAGTCTAAGGCAAAGGTTGCCCTTGGTCATTTAGAGTTGAATGGTTTTGAAATGATGCGCGGTATCAAATGCGAGGGTGGTATGGACATGAAACTTTTTGAAAAGTTTGACCTTGTTTGTTCGGGACACTTTCATACAAAATCAAGTCAGGGTACAATTCATTATTTGGGTTCTCCATACGAAATGTTTTGGAACGATTGCAACGATACAAAAGGTTTTCATATCTTAGACACAGATGATAATGGTTTAGATTTTATCACAAATCCTTTTAACATGTTCCACAAAATTTGGTACGACTGCGGAACTGTGTCTTTGGACCAGCCGACTGTCCCAACAGATTTGAAAGACAAATATGTAAAACTGATTGTCGTAAATAAATCAGAACAATTAAAATTTGACATATTCATTGACGATTTGTATAAAATGGGTGTTGCTGATTTGTCTATTGTAGACGACACCGATTTTGAATTTGAGGAGAATGGTAATATCGACACTACAGAAGATACCATGTCTCTTTTAACGAACTATATTGATAACTATGAAATCGATGTGGATAAAAATAAATTGAAACATATTATGCGCGATCTATATGTATCCGCTCTGAGAGGTGAAACTTGATAACTTATAATTACGATGAATTTATGGTAGATTGTTTTGGTGAATATACCAAACCAACTTTGGAAGAATTTAGGTATGAGTCTGAACAGACATACACTGTTGACAGACCATCTTTATATGAGTTCTCTCTCAAACTATCAGAAGACGATATTAGACATGTTGATTTTGATTCTTGGTCGCAAA